ATTCGCGCTCTTGGTCGGAATCGGTGAACGGCTTACCTTGCAACGCACGGACCAGCTTGTTGTAGCCAGACACGCAAGCGCCTTTCGCGCGCAGTGCCTTTAGGGTGGTGGTAATCACATTTACTCCCGGTTGTTATTGATGCGCCCTGTCACGGCGCTGGTGTTGGTCAGCCGTCGATGGACGCGATGTAGGCCGGGTCACCAGGGCGCAGGCGCGTTTCCTTCCGCTCTACATCAGCCCGGAAGAAAATCCACATGTCGGGGTTGGCCATCCACTTGAGGGCCTTGCGCCCCGCGGCTTCCTTGCTTTCTGCCTGCACGTGCTTGAACACGGCATCCATGTCGGATGCTCTGCTAGTCAGCTCCACCGTGTATGTCTTCACAATCCATCCTCCATCACAGCGCCGCGAGGGCGCTTTATTTAACGTCTTTCACCCACAATCCGCCGCGCCAGCAGAACAGGTCTTCCGCGTGGCTTTTCACCTCCGCACTGGCGTTAATTTCGCCGAGATTCGCATGGCGGAATCCGCGCTGTTTGGCGTCCTCCACCAACGCTGCAAACTCCGGCGCGGCGATGTATTCGGCATGTGCAACTGCGCGGCGCTCGCGTTCGTTCTGTTCGTGCATGTTGATGGCCATTTCGCAAAACCCCTTACGGGGCCACGCGGGCAAACAACCCTCCGTGTTGCTCCCAGGTGTGGCCATGGGCCAGTGCCATACGGATGGCCGCGTGTTGGGCGTCCGTATGGCAGTAGGCGACCACGATGTAGGTGGCCACGATGGCCAGAGTTTTGTGGGACTTGATGTTAACGGTGTAGGTGGTCTTGGTCATGATCGTCTCTCCCTCTGCTGCGCTGTGCGCGTTGTTGATGGAGTAATCATAGGCCCATTGGGCCTGTTTGTGGTGACCGTTCGTCGGCTACGGATCGGTCAGTCTTTGAAGTTCGTCCCGGCGTAGCGGCGGTGCAGCTCTTTCGGAAGCTTTTCTCGCAGGTAGCGCACGTGCCGGCAGTTCTGGCACATATCCTCATCGACACGGTTCTTGTTCCAGGCGTTCGCTGTCCGGACGACGTACATACCGCAATCGCAACGAGCCAACCATTTGGTGCCTGTGCAGCCTTTGGACTTCGCGAGATATCCAACGATGACGATCCGGCCGTGGCGTTGCCCAGAGAGGTCGCGAAATCCTGGATTTCGCCTCGTGACCATCGGGATCGGCTGAACCTGCGGGGGAATCTCCCACATCAGCACACCTTCCCCGATGCAGTTTGAGGGCTTGAGTTTGGGCCCGTCACCAATCACCAGCGCAGCGGTCTTATTCACCGGATGGAGCGCCACGTCTGGCACGCCGGATTTCAGGTGCTTCACAGCGCCTCCTTCCACAGCGCGCGCACGCGTTCCCACTGCTGCCGGTCCATACCGTCGCCAAGCGGGCGATACTCACTGCCACGGGCACGCGCCTCGTCGTCAGCCTTGAACGCCTTCGACAGATCGACCTGCACCTGGGCGCGTACCGTATCGGACAGCGTGCTCCAGTTCTCAACCAGCCAATCGCACGTTTCGCTGACCGTGTACGTCTGCCGGCCGATGGCGTAGCGCACGGCGTTGATGATGAGGAAGTCCAGCAGCTTCAGCATGTCCTCCTTAACCGATTTGATGTCGTCTTGCTCGCTCACTCCCCGCCCTCCCCTGAGTTGTCATCTGTTGGTTGACTACTGGATTTGCCGATTGCGGCGCCCGCTCGGACGATGGCGCGGCGGGTGGCGCGATCTGGATCGTCTCCGTAGTGCGGCTCGGCAACTAACGCCCGATTGTCAATAGACACTACTGCGCTAGCTCCGCTACCCCACGGTTCAACACGCATGCGCAGCTTCACCGCCAGCCGCAGCGCGTCGCCGTCGTCCTGCAGCGGGTTCCAGAGCTTCCATACGCCACGGGTTTTGATCTGAAAAAATTGCCCCGCAGGGATGACGCACCACTGCCATTCGTAGCCCGCCGCCTTCGCCGCCAGCTCCAGCAGTTCGCGATCAGTCATTTTGGATATCCCCAAGGTGAATTAGCCAGCTCGCGACGTCTGTGCAATCCAATACTCTGATTGTGTATTCATAAAGGGGGGCCGATCTATATTCCCGTGGATCAGCTAAATCGCCATCTGGCGGAGAAATTGGGCGTCGCACAGTGGCAATGGCCTTATAGCCAACTTAGCGATGCTTCCCCTGTAGTTCCTTCACAAGCCTGTCAAAGGCGCCCGCTTTGGCTTTCAAGGTTTCTAGATCATCCATCACGCCTCCTCCAGTTGTTTGGCCGTAATGGCCGGATCATGCATGTGCGTCAGGTGACGGCCTTCCCAACGATGCCTCTCTGCCCATTCGACGGCTCGCATCAGACGCGGGATTGCGGCGCGGCCCAGCTGGTCATCGTAGATGGCGACGAAGGTGTTTAGGATGCCGAGCTCGGTTGCGTTGGCGCCCCATTTCTTCGTCTTCAGGAACCGCTCCTGAATCGCCCGCAGCTTGAGCGATGCTTCCTTGCACAGCTCGTAGCTGGCCGATAGCTGGCGTTGCCGCGCCGAGCCGTTCGCGTCAGCCGTCTCGCCGACCAGGTGCGCACAAACCAGGATCGCTGCGCCCATGGTGGCCGAGTTCTCCAAGGTGAAGCCGCCGAACTGCAACGCGGTCAGCGCGCCGTAGACCTGCCCGATCATCTTGTCGCGCTCCTCAGGCAGCACGAAGCCGGTTCTGGATACGCGTGCCAATGGTGCCGGCTTGCGCTTTACAGCGCGGCGTTCTGCCCGGTTCAAAGCGGCATCCCCAGCACCCAATCCACGAACGCCACCGTCGCGAAGACGATGACCACGATACCAAGCATCTCAAGTGCAGTGCGCATCACCGGATCACCCAGAGGTAATCCATCTGCGCACTGCGGTAGCGGGTATACATCAGCGCAGCGTTCTCCCGGTCGAACTTCTCCGCCCATAGCCAACGCCAGAACGATTTTTCCAGCTCCCACCACATGCGCACGCGGCGCTTGAAACTTGCTTTCATGATTCCTCCTCCCTGCGTGGATACAAGTCCGGACGCACCGTCTCGCGACGTAGGCCCGTCACCGACTCGAACGCTAGCACCCTCTCTGCCGGGACATGCCCGGTCATATACCAGCGGTGCACAGCTTGTCGCGTTACACCCATCTGCCTTGCCACTTCCGAAATACCGAGCGATTCAATCGCCAGTTTCACTGCTTCTTCCATTGATGAGCCCCTGTTGGTGCCCGGCGATTGAATGATGCACCACTCATCGCATCATGTCAACAACGCGTTGACAACAGACTCACCAATGTTTACGATGAACTCACATCGACAACAACAGCGGAGACGGCCATGTACATCAATCGCAGGAAGCACATCAGGCTCGATAACCCTCGTCTTGACGACTGGCGCAGCCTGATCCTGGCCATCGCGGCAACGGTGGCGTTTTCGGCGATTGGTGCGGTTGGCCTGTCTCTGCTGGCCTATCCGGGAGTGGCGTGATGATTATCGACTGGGACGACATGAAGGTGCCGGCATACAAGGCCTATCAGAATCCGGAGCAGACCGAAGAGCAACGCGAGGAACACATGCGCAACCTAGTCCAGAAGGAAGCCAGCCGCCTGCTGGAAGACGCGGAAGGCATCGGCGAGCTGCTGGGTGAAGTGTTCTTCGATCCGAACGCAGAGCGCGCGCTCTACAGCCTACTGGCCAGCATCGCGACGGCGCCGGATCGCGAACTAGTGTCATCCGAGCTGCACAATTTTCTGCACTTCCACGCCCAGCGCGTGGCCGACATTAACGTCGATCGTCAACAGTAAGGAAACCCCATGATTACCACCACCCTAAAGGCACTGCGCGCGGAAGGCGCTTGCGTGTCTGGCTACAACAAGCTGGTCCGTGCGTTGCAAGGTAAGCCGTTCACCGATTCCGACCAAGAGCGCGAATCGCATATCCTGTTTTCGCATGCCGATCCGATTCCGTTGGGTTTCGTCCTTGACTCGAACGGTCTGGAGGACGCGCTTTGGACGCTTCGGGCCTGCGAGCAAACGCCAGAGCTGATCCGTGCAGAACGACTGTTCGCGGTATGGTGCGCACGCCAAGTGCAGCACTTGATGACGGATTCGCGCAGCCTGAATGCGCTGGACGTAGCTGAGCGGCACGCAAACGGCGAGGCAAGCGACGAAGAGCTGGACGCCGCCTGGGACGTCGCCAGGGCCGCCGCCTGGGACGCCAGGGACGCCGCCAGGGCCGCCGCCTGGGCCGCCTGGGCCGCCGCCTGGGCCGCCAGGGCCGCTGCCTGGGACGCCGCCAGGGCCGCCGACAGGGCCGCCAGGGCCGCCGACAGGGCCGCGCATAAAGACATGTTCCGTAAAGTGTTCTGTGGGGATGCGCTGGATATCGAGGCGATGAGCAAGAAGGTGGAGGCCTGACATGGACAAGAAGAAGTTGGAAGAGCTGAAGGCGCTGGCGGAGAAGGCAATGCCGGGGCCGTGGAGATCGGTAGGCGGCGCTATTTGCATTCGCTCAGCCAATGTTTCGCCTCGCGGGCGCGAGTTGTGGATAGGGGATGCCGGGCATGCTACCGCCGCCTTCATCGCTGCCGCCAACCCGACCACCGTCTTGGAGATGATCGAACAGAATGAAGAGCTGCGAGAGGCGCTAAAAGCACTACGCTCGGTGTGCTTCGACTGGCGCAAAACGCTTGATGAGTTCGAGCGGCTTGGTGAGCTGTATTACCAAGAATTCAGACGGCTGCGCCCCGGCAAAGACGATCCTTTCCGGGATTCGAACGAGCCGGAGAACATCAAGCAATACGATGAATGGGCGCGGAAGCGCAACGAGGATGCAATTGACCGCGCTGATGCCGCCCTCGCCAAGGCAGAGGGGGACGCATGACCCGTCACCCCCTTCTCCGCGAACTTGCCCTGCGCATGCTGGGCGCTCTACTGGTGGTCGCCGTATGGGCCATCGCGATGTCCCTTGTTAAGGATTGATGATGCTCAAGAAAGCAACCAACCGCATGGCCTATGCAAAGGTCGGCATCTACGGGACAGCTGGTTCCGGTAAAACCCGCACTGCGACGGAGATCGCCATTGGGCTGCACAAGGCAATCGGCAGCAAGAAGCCCATCGCGGCGTTTGACACGGAGCCTGCATTCAGTTTCGTCCTTCCGCTCTACGAGAAAGCCGGGATTGAATTGCTCGTAGCTGATGAAAGCCGAGCCTTAGCCGATCTGATGAAGTTTATGGATGAGGCTGAGAAAGTAAGTGAAATCGTCATCATCGATAGCATTACGCATGTATGGCGTGATGCGCAGGAGAGCTATCTAGCGCGCCTGAACAAGTCACGCAAAGCGGCCGGTAAACGTCCTCTTCCTGCACTGGAGTTCCAGCACTGGCGTCCAATCAAGGCGGCATGGGCTGAGTTCACCGACCGTTTCTTGTCCTCCAAGATGCACGTCATCGTCTGCGGGCGGGCCGGCAACGTCTACGAGTACCAGGACAAGGACGATGGCTCCGGCAAGAAAGAGCTGATCAACACCGGCACCCGCATGGCTACCGAGAAGGAGCTGGGCTACGAACCGAGCCTGCTAATCGAGATGATCTCGGATCGAGTTGAAGGCCGCATCATTAATACCGCGCTGATCCAGAAAGACCGGACGGACAGGCTGAATGGCCGAGAGATCCAGATGCCGAACTACGGCAAGCTGGAGTCACACTTCAAATGCCTGAACATCGGCGGCCAGCACTTCGACAGTATGGACCAGCGCAACTCCGAATCCTTGTTCCCGGAGGCCAACGAAAGTGGCTGGGACTCCGAAACGCGGCAACGCACCATCTATGCGGAGGAGATCGGCGAGCTACTGAAGAAGCACTTCCCAAGCCAATCGGTGGAGGACAAGCAGCGCCGCATGGATCTTCTGGAGCAAATCTTCCAGACCCGTAGCTGGACGCGCGTTGAGGGCCTAAACAGCGATTTGCAGAAGGCTGGGCTGGCTGCCCTTCGCGACGCTCTGGAGCCGCGCGGCGAGGTCGAAATCGCCGTCGATACGGTAAAAGACCGCATCTGCGCCTCCCCCAATATGGACGTCCTCGACATGGCCGCCGATATGATCCCGCAGATCATGGGTGACGATGATCGCCAGGCACTGCAAGAGCTGTACGAGGCTCGAAAGAAGGAATTGCTGGGCGACGTGCCGCAATAGTTGCTCAACTCGTGCCGCGTGACAGGCGGTACTGGTGGATCAACTGCGCAGGAGGCGCAAAATGGACAAGATCAATGATGGTGGGCCGGCGTTTCCGATGGTGACGAGGTTCGATCACAGTAACGCTGGAAATCCGCATTACTACGCCAGCCAGTCAGCCGAAGGCATGTCACTCCGGCAATACTATGCCGGCCTTGCGATGCAAGGCATATTGTCTAATCCAGACAATGGGAAAATCTCTGTGGCATTGCTGGAGCGTAATGGATTCGATGGGTTTGACCGCTTTGTCGCTAATTTCGCCGTCAGAGAAGCCGACGCCCTTATCCGCGAATTGGAGAAGAAATGAGCCGCCGCTTCGGTCGCAACCAAAAGCGTCGTATGCGCGCAGCCATGGCAGAGCAGGCGCAGTCCATCGAGAACCTGAACACCGCGATCGCCATGGATCGTGGGTTGCTGGAGCGCCAAGGCCAGAACCTCGATGAACTGCGCGGCTGGCTGAGCGACATTGCCGAAAGGCTGGGGCATTACGCCATCGTCACCGGCAACGCCGAGCGGTTCGAGGCTGAATGGCTGGAGCGAAGGGGGCATTTCCAGATGCAGACACCGTCCAGCTTCGATTTATCACGCGCGCTCAGCTTGGCAATTGCCAGTCCAGACAGCTTCATCGCCTACAGGCAGATGATGGATATCCTGGATTTGGAAGTCGTGGCGGACGAGATGCGCCAGGACATGCACTGCAAGGTCTACTTCGGCGACCATCGGCTCGGCTATGCTATGAGCCATCATGCGATCCAACATATTCCGCGCAGGGAACTGATACGCAGAATATCTGAACAGCTATCTTTAATGCTGGAACAGCAGTTGAAAGAGGCAGGGGTGAGGAAATGAGTAAATACGCTAAGATATTCGCGCTAGCCTTTATCATTGGCGCGGTATTCCATTACCTGACGGCGCCATTGAATGGCTGAACTGTTCGTTCTCCCATTCCCGCCAAGCGCGAATCACTATTGGCGCCATCCTGGTAAAGGCCCGCTGGCAGGACGGCATCTGATCAGTGAGGAGGGCCGGCAGTACCGATTCGATGTGCACGTTGCTGTCTTGCAGCAACGCGTCAGGCGACAGAAACTGACCGGTTCGATTTCCATCGACATTGCCGCCAACCCGCCAGACAAGCGGCGGCGCGATTTGGACAACATGCTAAAGGCATTGCTCGACGCTTTGACGCATGCTGGCGTGTGGGACGACGATAGCAACATTGATGAACTCTCCATCCGGCGTGGGAAAGTAGTGTCGGGAGGGCGCATCAGCATAGCAATCAGAGCAAATGGGGTTGTTGAATAGTTCCCTAATCCGTCAAAATCCAATAGCGCCTACGGGCGCTTTTTCTTTTCCAATTCATTGTTATATTCATTTTCAATATGACGTTAATTGTGCGATGCGCAATTGAAAGTCCTTGTAGAGTCCGCTTCCGTTTTATATAATCCAATTCGTGCAATTGGTTCTTGGCAGAATGTTTTGCACAACTGGAAGCATGGCTTTACGAAAGAGTCTTGATCTGTTGCTGCGCGTATATTAGGTGCTTCCCCTGATAAAACGCATTGCCAGCGGCGACAGATCAAGGCTTTTTTGCATTGGAAGCCGGCAATGAAAAAAAAACTCCAATTCGACCAAGATCGTGAAAGCCTCATTGATGGGCTGACCCGCATCGTCTGCAACACCTCCCAAGAAATTCAGTTCCGCAAGGCCGCCATGCAGGTACTGCGCCGAGTGATCTCCGGCCGCTCTGCCGGCACAGTTCGTGCCATGGAGAAGTCCAGAGGCATCGTATGAACTACTACCAGTTCCATATCGGAGACTTCCGTGCCGGGACCATCCATATGTCCAGGCTGGCACGATGGATCTACCGGGACATGATGGATGTGTACTACGACACTGAGCGGCCGTTGCCGTTGAAATTGGATGACTTATGCGATCTGATCGGCGTTGAATCCAATGATGAGCGTCGTATTGTCGAACGTGTGTTGCGTCTCAAGTTCCGATCGCATGACGATGGCTTTCACCATGACAAATGCGACGAAGTCATCGGTGAATTCCGCGCAAAAGCAGACGTGGCGCGGGCTAACGGGGCGAGAGGTGGTCGTCCACCGAAGAAACAAGAAAACCCAGAAAAACCCAGCCGGTTATTTCTGGGTTCCGAAACAAAACCCAACGGTAACCCAGCAGAAACCGGATCGAAAGCTAACCAAGAACCAATAACCAATAACCATAAAGAACAAACCTCCTTACAGGAGGTAGGGAACGGAATGCCCGTTCCCCAGCAAGAACAGCGCGAAAACTGCCCACATGAGCAGATCATCGAGGCCTATCACAGGCTCTTGCCTACAGGGCGAGTTGTTCGGGTATGGAACGATGCCAGGCGGGCGAAGCTGCGTGCACGGTGGAGGGAATCGCAAGCGCGGCAATCGGTGGAGTGGTGGGAGCAGCTGTTCACCTACATTGCCAAGTCCCCGTTTTTGACGGGCGCGGTGCAATCGCATGACCGGACACCATTCCAGATAGATCTTGAGTGGATCGTGAATCCGTCCAACTTCGTCAAGATCATCGAAGGCAAGTACCACAGCGACCGTACGGAGAAAGCGGCATGACCTACCCGGCAGAACATCCTGAACAATCCGTGCTGGGAAGCCTGCTGTCCAACCCAAACGCGTTTGACAACATTGGGAACATCATCAGCGCTACAGACTTCTACCGGCTGGACCATCGGCTGATCTTCGGCGCACTGATGTGGATGCTGGAGCAGGGAAAAAGCGCGGACATCGATGCAACTACTATCGCCGACCGGCTGAGCAGCCTGAACCAGTTGGACGAATGCGGCGGAATTTCCTACCTGACGCAGCTGCAATTGGCGAACCCGTCGGCAGCCAGAATACGTGGCTACGCTGAGATCGTGCGCAAGCATAGCCTGGAGCGACAGCTACTCAACGCCGCCGCAATGATCGACGAGGTGGTGGGAAGCGAAAAGACCATCGACGAGAAGATCGCCGACGCACAAGCCCTGTTCATGGCGATTGCTGATGCCAAGGCTTCCGCGCTTGAGCCGGTGGATATGCGCACCGCTCTGACCGAGGTGGTGACAGAGATCCAGAGGCGTTATGTTGCGGGGGGGAATCTGGCTGGCCTTTCATGTGGCTTCGATGATGTGGACAAGATCATGGGTGGTCTCAAAGCAGGAAACCTCATTGTCGTCCCTGGCCGTCCGGCAATGGGAAAAACCACCTGGGCGACGAACATCGCTGTGCATGTGGCACATGAGCGCCCGGTACTGCTGGTGAGCTTGGAAATGTCGCGGGATGAGCTGGCTATGCGCATGCTAGCTGCGATTCGCAAGGTAACCTTGGACGAAATGCAAGTGCCCAGGCAGCTTGACTACCGTCCTGGCGAAGAAGGATGGGAAGGGCTAACGGCAAGTGCCGCCATGCTCACTGACAAAAAAATCTTCATCGACGAATACAGCAACACAGTTGCTAGGGTCGCTGCGAACGCACGCCGCATCAAACGGACACAGGGCGATCTTGGTTTGATCGTGATCGATTATCTGGGGCTGATGGACGGCACTGGCGAAAACAAGGTGCAGGAAATCGCCAGCATCACCAAGGGACTCAAGCGACTGTCCAAGGAAATGGGCATCCCCGTCATTGTGCTGGCTCAGCTGAATCGACAAGTCGAGAACCGTCCGAACAAGCGCCCGCTGATGTCTGATCTGCGCGACTCTGGCGCCATCGAGCAGGACGCTGATGTGATCGTCACCCCGTTTCGGGATCACTACTACACCGGCAACCCGGAAACGGAAGGTATGGCGGAGATCATCGTCATGAAGAACCGCATGGGGATGACCGGTACAGCACTCGCTGTGTTTGACGGCAGGCATGGATGCTTCATCCCTGCCTGCGAATCTGCGGCAGCCAAGTACCACCGTGCGATGTCGGAAAACAACACGCCAGCACCAGCGCCAAAGAAGACCGCCAATACCGGATTCCACTTGCCTGCTTGAGGAGACCGCCATGCTGCCCATGTCAACCAAACTCATCCTGCTGATCCTGGCCATCCTGCTGTTGCCGGTGGCGATCTGCATCCTGGCCGTACGGCTGATCAACCCGCAGCTGTTCGACCACAAGGGCGAAGAAGACATCAAGGACGATGATTGGTGGGGGGGCATGTGATGGCTAAGGAACTATCGCTCCGCCCTTATCACGGGCGCCTTTTCCTGACGAAGGCGCCAGAGGATTACGAGCGCTCGCACATCAAGCTGTTCAAGACGCCTGACGTGCTGAATTGCGCGCAGGCCGGGCGATTTTCTGGCGGAGAAGGTAACGACGGAATGTGGACGTACTTGGTATATGCGGATGCAACGCATACCTTGGCCCATGAGCTTTCCCATGTCGTGCTTCATGTTTTCGACCGGTGCGGCATCGATCCGAGAGAAGCTGGCGGCGAGCCGTTTTGCTATTTGCTGTCACAGTTGATGCTTGATGCGGGGCCGATCCATGACTGACACCGAGCGCCGGCGCTGGGAGTTCGCTCAGGCCACCTATCAGTGCCTGATGCTCAACGATGCGCTGAAGCAGCTATGGCAGGAGTTCATGCGCAAGGTGCTGGACACCAGCATTTGGGATCGGGCGGACGAGTGGCGGGATATTGACGGGTGGCCGCTGATCTGATCCGCTTGATAGCGGGCTCTTGCGTGTTAACATTCGGCGAAATCTGATGGGGCTCGATATGAGCGCATATGACCAATTGCAAAAGCGACAGCAACGATTCGTCGATGAATACTTGATCGACCTGAACGGTACGCAGGCCGCTATTCGAACTGGCTACGCAGAAAGATCGGCATTTGTCCAGGCCTCTCGTCTGCTAAGTGATGCTAAGATTCAGGCTGCGGTGGCTGAAAAGAAGGAAATCAGGGCGCAAAGGATGGGGCTTGACCAAGATTTCGTGCTCAGCGGCATTCAGAAGCTGATTACCCGCTGCGAGCAGGCGGAGCCCGTATTGGACCGTGAAGGCAATCCAACAGGCGAATATCGTTTCGATGCTAGCTCGGCGCTCAAGGGTTACGAGCTGCTTGGCAAGCATCTGGGAATCTGGCGTGACAAGGTCGAACTCAGTGGCAAGGATGGCGGCCCAATTCAGACGGCGGTCCGTCTTGAGTTTGTGGAGGCGCCTGTGCGATCTGAGGATGGAGAGGAAAATGGCTGACACACGGTACTGCATCGACTGCGCGCATTTCAAGTTGCCGCATGGGCCGACGGACATGCCGGTCTGCGAACATGAGAGCGCTGCGACGATTCCGGATCAGAGTGCGGTGGCGAATCGTCAGGAAGGCTCGGAGTGTGGGCCGGATGGCGTTTATTGGATGAGGAAGGAAAATGTCTAAGCTCACCGCAAAGGCTCGCAAGAAACTGCCTGATTCCGCATTTGCCGGTCCTGGGCGCAGCTACCCGATTCCGGATAAATCCCATGCCGCGAACGCGAAAGCACGCGCTACGCAGATGGTCGAGAAAGGGCTGCTGTCACCGGCTGCTGCCTCTCAGATCAAGGCGGAGGCCAACAAGGCCCTCAAGAAGTGACGAAGGCGCAGTTCCCGGCAAAGCTGCGGTTCCTGTTCGATCCGCACCGCTACAAGGTCGCTTACGGCGGCCGTGGATCGGGCAAGAGCTGGGGATTTGCGCGTGCACTGGTGCTGCGGATGGCGAGTAGTCCGCAGCCTCTGCGCGTTCTGTGTGCCCGTGAGGTGCAAGACTCGATCCGAGATAGTGTGCATAGACTGCTTGCCGACCAGATCAGCGCGCTTGGTCTTGGTAGCATCTTCGAAGTCCAAGAGAAGCAGATCAAGGGGCCGTACGGGTCCCTTTTCCTTTTTGCCGGCCTGCAACAGCATACGGTCGAGAGTATCAAATCGTTCGAGGGTGTAGACGTCGTTTGGGTTGAAGAGGCGGCGAACGTCTCCAAGCGCTCATGGGATGTGTTGATCCCGACTATTCGCAAGCCAGGATCAGAAATCTGGATCAGCTTCAACCCTGACCTTGATACCGACGAGACCTACCAGCGTTTTGTCGTGTCTCCACCGCCGGACTGCGTATCCGTCCAGATGAACTACATGGACAATCCGTGGTTCCCGTCCGAGCTGGAGGAGGAGCGAAAACATTGCGCCAGAACCAGGCCGACCGACTACGCCAATATCTGGCTTGGCCGCTGCCGTGGTGCAGTAGATGGCGCGATCTACACCGACGAGGTCAATGAGCTAGTCGAATCAGGACGATTCGGATTTGTCCCTTATGAGCCAACTCTGAAGGTACACGTGGTAGTTGACCTGGGCTGGAACGATGCCATGGCAGTTGGGCTCTTTCAGCGCGTCGGGTCCGAGATGCGCACCATCGAGTACTTTGAGGCTCAGCGTCAGCGCATCGACCAAATTTCTGCCGATCTGCGCGAGCGACGCTATAACTGGGGTCGTATGTTCCTTCCGCACGATGCAGAGCATGGCGATGCGGTACGGGGCTACGAGACCGCTAAAACGGTCATGGAGTCCCTTGGCTGGGAAGTGATAATCACCCCGAGTATCTCTGTCGAGGAAGGCATCCTCATGGGTCGGGCGATGTTCGCCAGGTCACGCATTGACCGCGACAAGGCGGGGCAGATTGTGGAGCGGATGCGGCGTTACCGGCGGCATATCAACAAGGCCACTGGCTCGCGAGGAGCCCCGCTGCATGACGACAACTCCCACGGTGCAGACGTCTGGCGATACGCCGCCATCAACGCGAACGAGATGGTCAACGACGATTGGGGCACAAAAAGTTTGCCGTATAAGCGTTTGGGTGCGGCATGAGTTGATATTGTCGAGCTTGTTGGAGTAGCATGCGCGGAATTGCATAAGGAACGCGCAGCATGTCGCCTCTCGGGAATAATCGGTCTCCCATGACCGAAGATGAGCTTAGAGCGCTGACGGACTCCGAAATCTACAACGCTCGCGGCTTCACTGACGTCGTCGCTTCTATGCGACGCGAGGCGCTGGAATTCTACTTCGGTGACCCGGTTGGTCGCCTTGCCCCCCCCGAAATCGAAGGTCGCTCCACAGTTGTTTCCACCGACGTTCAAGACACCATCGAATGGATGTTGCCATCGCTGCTGAAGATCTTCACGGCCGGCGACGATGTGGTTGAGTTCACGCCGAACGGCCCGGAAGACGAAGCCGGCGCCCGCCAGGCAACCGAGTACATCAACTACCTGTTCCGCAATCATCCTGACTCGTTCAATCTGCTGTATTCCTGGATCAAAGACGGCCTGCTGGAGAAGCTCGGCATTGCCATGGTGTATTGGGACAGTACGCCCATCGAGCAGAATGAGACCTATCAAGGCCTATCTGACGCACAGATGACCATGCTGCTGTCTGATCCGGATGTGCGCCCGATTGCGCACGCGGTCCGCTACGTTGAGCAGCAGACAGAAATGCCAGGGATGGCACCGGTTGACTCAGCTCAGCCAGCAGAGCATGACGTGACCATCCTGCGCACCACCAGCCGTGGGCGCCTCTGCTACGCCAGCATCGCGCCGGATGACTTCCTGTTGTCCCCTGCCGCCACTAGCATCAATGAGCCTGATTTGCCGTTCTGTGGGCACAAGGTGCGCAAATCCATCTCCGATCTGCGCAAAGCCGGCTATGAGAACGTCGATGAACTGGTCTCCGACATGGAGACGATGGGCTGGACGGATGATGCGCGCTATCGTTATGCGGATAGCCGCTACGAGCAGGAAATATACGAACCAGCCGATCCGAATGCTCGGCTTGTCTGGTTGACCGAATGCTACATCCGCTGCGATTACGACGGAGATGGCATCGCCGAGTTGCGCCGTGTCCTGCGGGCCGGAAATCACATCCTGGAAAACATCGAGGTAGACGACCACCCGTATTCGACGTTCTGCCCGGTCCCGATTACTCACCGTGTCATTGGCCTGTCCGTCGCTGACCTCGCCATCGAAAGCCAGCGTATCAAGACCGCTGTGCAGCGCGCTGTCTTGGATAACTTCTGGCTGTCGGTCAACAAGCGGATGGGCGTCCTAGATGGGCAAGTCAACCTCGATGATGTGCTGGATTCCCGCCCCGGCGGCGTGATCCGCATGAAGAGCCTGAATGCACTGATGCCGATTGAGCAGTCCGGTATTGGTGGCGACGCCATGGGGCTGCTGGAGTACTTGGAGAGCCAGAAGGAAAATCGCACCGGCTTCACCCGCTATTCACAGGGCGTTGGTGCGGACAGCCTGAACAAGACCGCGACCGGCATCAACGTCATCACCAACCGCTCAGACCAGCGCGTCGAGCTGATTGCACGACTGTTCGCCGAGTCGATGAAGCTGCTGTTCCGCAAGACGCTTGCGCTGATCATCAAACACCAAGATCGCAAGGCCGTTTATCGGCTGCGCAACCAATGGATCGAAGTTGACCCGTCCGAGTGGCGCAACAACTATGACATGGAAGTATCGGTAGGCCTCGGCACAGGCAACAAGGACCAGCAGGTCCAGCACCTGATGATGCTGATCCAACAAATGCAGCAGATGCTTCCACTGGGCATCACTGACCCGCAGAAGATCGCTAATGCGGCCAGCAAGCTGACCCAGGCGCTGGGCTTCAAATCGCCTGAGCAGTTCTTCTCCGAGCCTGACCCCAATGCACCGGCCATGCAGATGCAGCAACAAATGCAGCAGATGCAACAGCAGTTCGCCCAGCAGATGCAGCAGATGAGCATGCAGATCGAATCGCTGAAGGCGGACAAGTCGATTGACATGCGCAAGGCGGATACCGACGCGTTCAACGCTGAAACCAACCGCCTCAAGGTAATGGGCGGCGCGATGACGCCGGATCAGGTTGCGATCATCGCGCAACAGGTGGTCATGCAGACGCTGCAATCGCCTGATGTGCTGCCACCGGTCAATCCGGTGCCGATGATGCCGCAGAGTGCGCCACAACCCATGCCGAATCCTGACCAGATGGGACCGATGCAATGAGCCTGGAACAGCGTGCCGCGTTGGGCGAAGAAATCGAGTCGGCATTGGCCGAAGAGCTGACGCCGGAAGTGCTGGCGCGACCTTCGCTGCAAGCGGCGTTTGATGATGTCGAGAGTCAGATCACGGAAGCCTGGAAGAATGCGCCGATTCGTGACCTTGAAGGACAGCAGGAGCTGAAAAGATGGCTGACAGTGACACGGAAGATCAGGGAACACCTCGAAAGCGTGGCCCAGGACGGCCGCCTCGCCAAGCTGGAGCTGGAGAAGCGGCGCAACCCGATGCAAAGGGCGCTGGACACGACGCTCGAAAGACTTGGGATCAGGTGAAAGACGCGGTTCGGCAGCTGGAAGAAGAGCGAAAGTTGCCGGCTACGCGGGTGTTTTGTGAAAAAGGCCCTGAGTTGTATGAAGGCCGCTATGGCAATGCGCTGGTAGTGGAAAGCGATGCCGATGCGGTCATTTTCAGTGATGGGCAACGTTTCGAACTGTAACGAAAGAAAGGACGACCATGGAACAGGCTACCGATACCGGCGCTGAATTCCAGGGTGACGAGATTGACCGTCTCGCCGCATACCTGAACGCAGAACAAGAGGACTCCGAGGAGGGCGCTGACGGCCACCCAGACGAGGAGGAAGCCGCCGACACGGATGAAGAATCCGAAGAAGGCGACGCCGAAGAATCTGCGGAAGGGAATGACGCCGCCTCCGATACCTTCACCATCAAGGTGGAGGGCAAAGAGGTCAAGGTCACGCGTGAAGAACTGATCGAGATGGCGCAGAAGTCCCAATCCGCTACCCAGCGGTGGGAAGAAGCTGCTGAGATGCGCCGAGCGGCAGAGGCTGAGCAGAAAGCGACCCAGGATGCGTTCAAGCGGGCCGAAGGCCTGATGCACCAGTACCACAGTCAGCTGAATGCAACGCTGAATCAGTTCAACAACGTGGATTGGCAAGCGCTTCTGAACGAGGACCCATCCGAATACCTGCGTGTTCGCCACGCATTCGAGTCGGTCCAAAACCAGATGTTTGCCCTGCAACAAGATCAGCAGCGCTTGCAGCACGAACAAGCAGTCATGCAGCAGGAGGAAACGGCCAAGAGGCTCAAGGCCGAGACTGCCAAGGTTGCCGACGCTATCCCGGAATGGCGGGACGCCAAGGTGGCCGAGAAGGAACGCAGCAACATCATCGATTGGATGGCGAAACGCGGCTATACGCCGCAGGAGATCGGCAATGTGACCGATGCCCGCCGTCTGGTGGAGTTGCGCGATGCATGGCTGATGTCGCAGCTGCGAGACAAGAAGGCGCTGGCAGACAAGAAGGTGAAAGACCTTCCCGCGCCAGCTGCAAAACCGGGTGGGCGCAGTGCGCCTGCACAGAACAAGACCGCTGCCGCCAAGGCGTTCGACCGTGCCCGTCATACCGGGAAAGTCGAGGATGCCGCCGCAGCGCTGGCAAAACTACTCTGAAAGGGGTAACAAATGGCCGTCCCGTCAAACACGTTTCTGACCTACAGCACCAACGGTCAGAAGGAGTCCTTCGAGGACATCATCTACAACATCGCGCCCACCGACACGCCGTTTCTGTCCTCGCTGAGCCGCGAATCCATCGGTGCCAAGCGTCACCAATGGCAGACCGATTCGCTGGCGACCGCTGCGAACAACGCACAGCTGGAAGGTGACGACGCCACCGCTGATGCTGCAACCGCCACCGTGCTGGCGGATAACTACATGCAGATCATGCGCAAGGTGCCGCAGGTTTCCGGATCCAACCGCGCGGTTGCCAAGTACGGCCGCAGCAAGGACGAACTGGCCTACCAGCTGGCCAAGCGTGGCAAGGAGCTCAAGCGTGACATGGAGTTCGCGCTGACCCAGAACACCACCTATAACGCTGGCGCGGCCGGTACGGCTCGTCAGCTGCGAGGTCTGGAAGGATGGATTGCCACCAATGGCAACTACGGTTCTGGCGGCTCTGCACCGGTTCCGTCGTCCAATACCGCGCCGACCGATGGCACCCAGCGTGCGCTGACGGAGGCGATGCTGAAGGATGTGCTGCTGCAATGCTTCAACAGCGGTGGCTCGCCGACAATCTGCATGTTTGGCGCCTTCAACCGTCAGTCCGCATCGGCGTTCACCGGCAATGCCACCCGTACCGACGAGTCCGAGGACAAGAAGGTCACTGCGACGGTGAGCGTCTATGTCTCCGACTTTGGCGACATTAAGCTGATCCCAAACCGCTTCCAACGCGCCCGTACTGGCTTCGTGCTGGACATGGACTACTGGAAGCTAGGTGTGCTGCGTCCGATCCAGCAGCAAGAGCTTGCCAAGACCGGCGACAGCGACAAGACCCAGATCATCACGGAAGTCACCCTGATTGCTGGCCAAGAGGCGGCATCCGGTGCGATCCGCGATCTGACTACGGCCTGATAGGTGAAAACCTGACGGTATAAAGGTGGGGGCTTCGGCCCCCGTCTTCGAATAAGGAGATCACATCATGCCTGTGTTGAAACAGAACTCAGACGGTTCCATGGGGATTCAAGGCGCCGACCTGGATGCGGGCGGTTTCGTACCGGTCAGCATCGAGTGGAACGCTTCGAGCGTCGATAAGGTGGCTTTCGTCGCCAACCGCAGCTATGTCGTGGCCGGCATTCGGGCTCGCCCTGAAGTGGCTGGTACGGACGGTAGCGCAGTGACGGCGGCCATCAAGAAGGCTGCCTCTGGCACCGCTATTGCCTCCGGCACCGCGCTGCATTCCGGCTCGATCAACCTGAAAGGCACGGCGGCTACCAATCAGACGCTGACGCTGTCCACCACGCCATCCGATCTGGTCATTGCCGCTGGTGATTCCATCGGGATCGACTTTACCGGAACGTTGACCTCGGCAACTGGTGTTGTCACGGTCACGCTGCTGCCGCGATAACGTGGGAAGGGCGCTCGTCGCCCTCTCCCAATTTGACAGGAAACGAGCATGAGCAACGTTATCGGGAAGATTGATGTACGCACTACCGGGGTGACGATTGCCACCGGGGCAGCATCAGCGCGCGCGGCTGTGCCAAACAACACTAGTAATGCTTCGCCGATGTTCGTGCGCGTTACTGCGACCGTGGCGGCCTACGTCAAAGCAGGCGACAGCTCGGTGACTGCCGCAGCAGGCGACTTGCTGGTGCAGCCAGGGGACGCGGTTGTCCTAAAGTTCAAGGGGGCAACGCATATCGCAGCTATCCAGGCGTCTGGCGCTGGCATCGTACAGATTTCTCCGCTGGAGGATTCGCTGTGAGCGAGGTTCAGACGCGTTTCCACGTCGATCCTGACCGCGAGGACCATTATGTGGTTGAGCGCGTGCAGGACGTGGAAAGCGTTCTGGAAGCCACGAAAGCGGCACATAACGCGGGAGAGCACGGTTCACACGACTTCCGACATGCGGCCGAGTTGCCGATGGTGCTGGTGGAGAAGTATTGCAACGTCAACCAGATCACTTTCGCGGAGTTCATGCGCAATCCTGAGCATGTGAAGCGCATGTGCAACGACCCGACGCTGAAGCATTTCCGTGTCTGGCCAGGCCGAGTATAAGGAATCGTCATGGCGTTCACGAACTACGGCACGCTGAAGACCTCGCTGGCCAATTGGCTGCATCGAGGCGACTTGACGTCGCTGATTCCTGACTTTATCGCGCTGGCCGAGGTGCGAATCGCTGACGATGTGCGCAGCCACTTCAATACGGTGGTCGTGAGCGGAACCAGTGTCGTGCAGACCATCGCGCTGCCTAGCGACTATGTGGAGGCGCGTAGCCTCTATGTCACGCAGAGCGGGGAAAACCGGACCATTAGCTACGTGCCGCCATCGAAGTACGGACAAATGGCGCTGCCGGCGCGGGATTCTGTGGCTTACACCATCCTCGGGACCAGCATCCTGCTGGCGCCGAACCCGACCGGCAATGTGGACTACACATTCAGCTATTACAACAAGCCGACGGCGATGTCATCGGATTCAGACGCACCGACGCTGCTGGTGGCTAGTCCAGGGCTCTATTTGTATGGCGCACTTTGCGAGGCCGCGCCCTATATCAAGGACGATGCGCGCGTCCAAGTGTGGGAGGCCAAGTACGCTCAGGAATTGGCGTGGGTGAATAGCTCCGAATCCGGACATGCAAACATGCGTGTCCGTGCGGATCAGGGGGTGTAATGCCTGAAATCAAGCTCCTCGGCTACGGACCTGACCTAGACCCGACTACGGCCGGGGTCATGACGGTCATGTCCAACTTTGTGCCTATCCGCAAGGGCTGGCAGGCACAGAAGGGGCTTGTGACGGTCGGTTTGCCGGCGCTCGCAGCACAGTGCCGTGGCGTATTCGTGGCCACGTTGCTCAACGGATCGCGACGCACCTTTGCAGGCACGCAGACGGCTATCTACGAGGCGCTTTCCGGCTCCTGGACGGATCGCAGCAAGGGAGGCGGCTACGTAGGCGGCCCGGATACCTACTGGCGCTGGACACAGTTTGGCGACGCCACGATTGCGACCAACAAGGCCGATCCGATGCAGGAGAGCACGTCGGCGGCGTTTTCTGACGTGCCGACTGCACCGAAGGCGTCTATTGTCGAGTCCGTCCAGAATTTCGTGTTCGCGTTTAGCACCAATGATGCGACATTTGGCGACAGCCCGGATCGCTGGTGGTGCTGCGCACTGGGCAACCAAGACTCCTGGACGCCAAGTATTGCGTCTCAAGCTGCTACAGGTCGATTCATCGATGCGCCGGGGGAAATCCGTGCCGGGCGCAGCCTCGGGAACAATATCATCGCCTATAAGGAACGGGCGATGTGGATCGGTACGTACCAAGGGCCTCCCATCATTTGGGACTGGCAAAATGTCTCGCGCGATGTTGGCGCAGTGTCGCAAGAAGCCGTCGTTAATATCGGAACTGCGCACATTTTCCTTGGTGCAGACGACTTTTGGATATATGACGGCTCGCGTCCGCAGTCCATCGGCGGCCCGATCCGCAAATGGTTCAACTCGACCGTTGATCCCTCGTATCGCAACAAGACGCTTGGCGTACATGACCGCGCGGAGGGGATTGTGCGGTTCCACTTCGTCTCATTGTCAGGCGCAGGAAGCCGCGATTCGTTCGTCGCCTACAACTACCTAACCCAGCAATGGGGCTATGGCTCGATGGGCATCGAGGCGGCGGCGGAATACTCTGCGGCTGGCATCACATGGGCTGGAACCGCCACTCTGGCCGCGACATGGGATGCGTTGCCTGCGATTGCCTACGATTCGCCGTTCTGGAATGCAGGGAGCCCAATTCCGGCCGTGGTTGGGACGGACCATGTGCTCAAGAGCATGAGTGATGTGGCGGCCTCCAGCGGCTTCACGCTCGCTTGGCTGGGTGACGATGAGATGTTTTCGACGGTAACGCGGGCCAGACTGCGCCTGCTGAAGGCACCGACGACTGCGATCATGACGCACAACTACGGAGATTCGCCAAGTGACACGCCGACAATGGCCAGTTCATCTTCGCTGAATGACGGCAAATTCGATGCGTTGTGGTCCGCCCGCTGGCATCAGCTGGTGTTTGCATTTACCGGTGACATCGAGCTTGGATCGCTCAATGTCACGGTCAGCGCGGATGGGGGCGAGTAATGGCCAAGCTCAATCCGAACCCGAACCTGCCAACGGCCGGCATTGGCCAAGAAAGCCTGATCTATCGACTGACCATCCTGGTGCGGCAGATCATCGCGTACTGCAACCAAGTAGCAGAGGGGCGGCTTACCGCGTTCAACACCTACACGACAGCGCCCACGGCAGGTTCGTGGGCCATCGGCGACGAGGTGCGCAACTCAGCCCCGGCAGAGCTTGGCACTGCTGGCAACAAGTATGTGATCCGTGGGTGGATTTGCACCGTGTCCGGCACGCCGGGGACGTGGGTAGAACAACGAACTTTGACAGGGAACTGACATGGCTATCACCGGACTGCTCGGAAACTACGCCGCGCCGGCATCCCCAAGCGGCTATTCCATCCCGCAATACGGGGGTAACGCAACCGATTTCCCGACTTGGCTGATTCAGCAGGGATCGCGGGTCGCTTCTACGCCGTACCAGCAATATGGCGGACAGCGGATTGCGGGAATTTCCCCGGAGACTCAGCAGTCGTGGAACATGATCACGCAGCGCGCCCAGCAGGGGGACGCCGGCGTGAATTCCGCGCAGTCAATGAACACGAACACGATCAACGGGCAATATCTTGATCCGAAGTCGAATCCGTACCTACAACAGACCTACGACCAGGCCGCCAATCGGATGGCCGACGCCTATGCGCGCGGCACCAGTTCGCAGACGCTGGCACAATTCAACCGCCCTGGTGCGTTCGGTGGCTCTGCGATGCAGGAAACGCAGGCGGCCAACAACCAGGCGTTCGGGGATTCGCTCGCCAACCTCGGCAACCAGATCTATGGCGGCAACTACCAGCAAGAGCGCGCGCGCCAGATGCAGGCCTCGGCGATGGCGCCAGAATTCGCGCAGCAGAAATATCAGGATGCGGCGGCGCTGGCTGGGGTTGGCGGAGCAAAAACTGGTTATGACCAGAACCTACTGGATACCAATTACCAGGATTGGTTGTCAGCACGGGACTATCCGCAGCAGCAACTCGGTCTACTTGCCGGCCTCGGCGGTGTAGGAACCAGCGCTGCCAAGCTTGCACAGGATCAATCCCAGATCGATTGGGAACGCCAACAAGCGGCATCCAAAGCCAATCGACAGCAATGGCAAAGCGCGCTGGGCGGGGCGTTTTCCGGGTATCAGCTCGCCCAACAAAACGACATCAATCCATGGCTAGGCGCAGTGGGTGGCGGCCTGCTTGGCTACATGCTGTAAAGGGAGGGCACCATGGCTTACGGCGAAGACGACCGCGAGACGAGAGCGCGCAGCAGTGATGCCAACGCTGGCACTGGTACTGGTACAGGCGGCGATTACAAGGACCATAGCGATTATCGCTCGTTCGAGCATGGGTATAACAGCGCCTACGGGAGCACGCGGTCGCAAGACTACCAGGACAGTTTGCGTGACGCGTTCCGAAATGCCGGCTGGAGCGATCGTAAGGCGTCGGCACTGTCTGCTGACCTAGCGAATGCTGACTACCTGGACCGGGCAAAGCGTTACGGCATCATCGATGGCATCGCAGGCCGCTCAGCATGGAGTCAGGCCCTATCAGGGCTGGCCAATGCCGGCTTAGCGATGACGCCATTGGGTGGATTGCTCGGCATCGGTGACTTGGCTCAGCAAGGGCTGACCAGTGGTTTTGGCACCTTGCGTGGCAACCAGATTGGTGGCGTGGTAGGCGGCCTGTTGCATAGTCCAATCGGCGGCATTGGCGCTGGCGCCGCGTGGGATGCTGGCAAGAGCCTGGCAAACGGTGGATCGATTGGCGACGCGGTGAGCGCTGGTCTGCGTGGCCAAGCTGCAAACATTGGCGGCATGCTCGGTTCGCAGCTGGGCGGACAAGTAGGAGCTGGGATGGCAAATTCCGGCTTTGGCGCAATGATGGGGGCAAACGTAGGCAATTTTGCTGGGCGCTCCATTGGAGAGCGCATCGCCGGAGCTAGCCAGCCGGCAACAGGCGCGAGTCCGAATGAAGCGCTGTCTGTCGGCCTGGGTGGATTCGGTAGCGGAGGTGGCAACCTCCAACGACAGGATCAGCCTGTTAAGGTTCCGTCCAATGCGCCGCCGGCCATCCAACAGTTTATCGACGCATCTCTAAACGCGCCGCAGCAGATGGAGTGGCAGCCTTACCAGATGTATGACCCGGTTGCGCAAGGGAGACTGAATCGTGGCCTATGAGGATCTGCAACAACTGATGGAGCAGACGGGCGGACTACTTGGCCCCACGCAGCAGGACTTGGCTGAGGCGCGGTCGCGTGGTCTATTCAACCTCGGTGTTGGGCTCATGAGTGCCGGCGGCCAACGTGGCGGCCTCGGCCAGGGGCTGGCGGCCTATCAGCAAGCTCAAGACCAGTACCTGCAACAGCAGCGCAATCAGAAGCTCTCTGACATCGTACAAAGCGGAAAGATTGCCGATCTGCAAGACGAGGCCGAACAGCGCGCCACGCAGAAGCGCATGGCTCAGGAACTGGCCTCGCTCGATTGGAGCAAGCCGGAAGCGGCCGATGCCTACAAGCAGACGTTGTTGTCACAAGGCCGCGTGAAGGATGCACTGGCATTCGGCAAGCTGATGGGCGATGTGACTGGAGTTGGCGATGGCAAGGAATGGGGGCTGAATCCGCTGATCACTCCGGAAGGGGATGCATACGTTCTGTCCAAAACAGGTCAGCAGCGTAAGCTGCCATTCCGGGTGAGTCCGAATTTCACCTATATGCAGGATGCCGGTGGCAACATCATGGCGATGCCAAGCCGGGGTACGCCTACGCCGCAAGCTGTTTCGGCTCCATCCGGAAACGGCCCCATGCAAGGCGAAAAGGCGGTTGATCGTCGCGAGGCTTACAACGCTGATTATACCCAGCTGCAAGGGGCCAAGAGTGGCCTTGATCGTCTCGCGCAAGCTGCTACGGAAGCGCTGAATGCTCCTGGCCTGAAGGGCGTGACTGGTATGCGTGGGATGTTGCCTGACGTCCCTGGATCAGATGCCGCGAATGCTAGAGCGAAACTTGAGACGCTGAAGTCGCAAGTGGCTTTTGGCGTATTGCAGGATATGCGCAATGCCTCAAAGACCGGCGGCGCGCTAGGCAGCGTTTCAGATGCGGAAGGGCGGCGCCTGGAAAGCAATTTGGCCGCACTCGCCAATTCGCAATCCGAAGAACAGATGCGCCAGAGCCTGCAAAAGATCGTCGAATACGCAAATTCTGCGAAGGGTCGAATGGAAGGCGCATTCTCGCTCAAATACGGGAATGGCCCTACTTCCGTACCAACTGGGGCCGCTAGTCAGACTGGGCGTTTTCCCTCCGGATACGCAGGCGGTAACCAGCAAGCAGCAGATGCGCAACGCCTGGCAATCTTGGCCAATGAGTACCACAACGCACCGGACGATGCGACGCGGGAAGCCCGTATTCAGGAGGTGGATAACCTAGTTGCGGCCAACCCCGGTTTGGCAAAGCAGGCGCAAGCGCTAATGCAGGCTAATACTGGACGAGCAGCGGCTACTCCGCAGACGCAAAAGCGCGATCCAGCGTTTGATGCTGGCGTGCAGTGGCTGCGCAACAACGCACGCATGATGCGCCCAGGCGATATGGTCAATGCACTACGCCGCAAAGGATGGAGTGACGCGGCTATTCGACGGGCCATGGAGACGGCGGGAGAGCAATAAATGGCAAAGTTCGATGTCGATGCCGCTTTTGCTGAAGCGGATGGCAAGGCGCCGTCCAAGTCGCCGATTGACGATGCGTTCGCGCAAGCCGATGCGACACAGAAGCAGCCAAAGCCATTGCCGAAGAAAGCCGCGTCCGATGAGGTGACGCTAACTGACCTCATCACGGGTCGTCGTCCGCAGAAGTCGTCGCTGGATTCATTTATCGGGCGACTTTCTGCTACTCCGCTAAATTTGGCGGTGGCAGCTGGGCTGAAGGGCGTTCAAAAACTGTCGGATTACGGAAATGCCAATCCTGACACGATTGCAGGGAAGGCAGTTCGCGTAGCAGGACGTACGAACCGGGCCCTCCTTGAGGGTGGCGGTGATGCTGCCGGGATCGTCTACGACCCGCTTGCCGGGTTGATGAATCTGACGGGTCTGCCGAAACTGCTGGGCGCCTCAGAACCGGTGCAGACTGCATCCACCTATGCGTCCAGAATTGCCGACGCATTGCATCTGGCAAAGCCAGAAACGCCGATCGAGCGCATTGGAGACAAGGGCGCGCGCCTACTGGCTACTGCTGGCGGAACGGTCGGCATCGGGAAAGCGTTGGGAGGCACGGCGGCAGCCAATCTAGGTAACTTTCTGTCGCAGGATGCTGGATCGCAGCTTGCGGCCGCTGCTGGCGCTGGCGCTGGGCAGCAGACTGCTAAAGAGCTTGGTGCGGATGAGGTTGGTCAGCTGCTTGGCACTGCCGGCGGCCTATTCGGGGGTCTTGGCGTCGCCAAGGCGATCAGCGCATTGCGCGCCATGGGTGAGCCGACGAATACCCAGGTTGCACAAGACATGATTCAGCAGGCGCTGAGCCGTACTGGTTCGGAGATTGGCAGTAATGCCCGCACCGCTCTGCGGCGCAACGTTGAACGCGCGCTGAATTCCGGCCAAGAAGTCGATCCGGTGCGCATGCAGCGGCTAGCCGAGTTCCGAGCGTTGGGAATCGAACCTACTGCCGGTTGGGTATCGCGCGATCCAGTCCAATGGGCGTCTGAGCGCGGCATGATGGGTGTTTCCGGGCCGATCTCGGAGCGCTTCACGCAGGCGGAAAGTGCGCTGCAACGGGCGCTCCAGAACGCCGCCCCTGAAGCGACAAACTACCAGCTTGGCGCAGCGGCACGTAATGCCGCACAAGACACGTCGCAGGCGCTGCGTGGTCAAGCAAATAGCGCCTATGAGGCTCTGCGCGCCAACGGAATGGACATCCCGGTAGACGGTGCGCAGTTCGCGTCGAATGCTTTTGCGGAAGCTCGCCGGCAGCTGGTCGGCAGCAAGATTCCATCCGACGTGCAGGGCATCCTGCGTGACGTGCAGACCGGTCGTGCTCAGCTTGATTTCGGGCATGGCGTCGAGCTGATGCAGCGACTTAATAGCGCAATCGGTCGCACCAACGATGGTGGTGAGCGCACCGCGTTGCAGATCGTGAAGCGCAGCCTGGAAAGTGCGCTCTCCAATGCGTCCGAACCCGCCGCTGATGTGGCATCGAATACCCCTCGGTGGTATGCGCGGTCGCTGCCAGCTCCGGGGGGGAACAGTCTGCCATCGACTGAGCTGGCGGCGAACAAGGCCAACGAGTTTCGGAACGCTCGGCAACTCGCTCAGCGGTATTTCCGCTACGAGGAATCCCCGATCATCCAGAACCTGCTGGACGAGAATTTCGCGGTTGAGAAGTTGCCGGCTGCCTTGGCGAAAACCTCTGTGGACGATCTGTCGCGGCTGCATGCGATTGACCGCGAATTCAACTCTGGACTTGCTCCACGCCTGCGTGACGCGGCAGCGGCCTACATCGAGCAGAAGTCAATGGTGCCGACCGGTGACGGGAGTGCCCGCGTACTGGTAAGCAGCCTCCGTCGAGCACTCAACGACATTGGCCCAGAAAAGGGCGTCGCCATCTTTGGTCGCGACGGTTGGAATCAATATCAGACCGTGCTGCGAGCGGCATCCAACATTAAGGATGTGCCGCCAGGCGCGATTGCGCCATCTTCGGGAACCGCTCAAGCACTGGCCCGCTATGGCATGCAGGGCATCAATGCGCTGTCGAATGTCCCGCTGCTGGGGTGGTTGCCAAGTCTCGGCACAGCGGCGGCGCGTGCGGTCGGAAGGGAGCGGGAGTTCGCGCGCGCCCTGTCGCCGCAGATCGGCCGCGCGGTGGTAGATGGCTCAGCCCCAGTGACGCGTGGACTGCTGTACGGGCTACTTGCCGCGCAGAACGGTAACTAGCTCGCGGAAAGCTCCATAAAGCAGCAGCAGGATAAGCTTTATAAGCTTCAGCAATAAGAAAGCGCTCATGCAGCGATTTTAGACGAATAGGGAGTAATCGCAATGGCCGTGCCAACCAGCATGACAGACCTTAGCGTCACGGCGTCGAGCAACAGTCCGCAAGGGACGGATGCTTTCGGCCCGACGGCGGACGATTATCTACGTGCCTTCCAGGCGATCATGCGCCGTGAGCAGGCTCAGGCGACGGCGGTTGCGAGTGCGGCGACGGTGGACCTTGGCGCGGTCGCTACAGGGTCGTATTTCCACATCACCGGGACGACCACGATCACCAGCTTCGGGACGGTAGCGGCTGGCATCGAGCGCATGATTGTGTTCGATGGCGCGCTGACGCTCACCCACAACGCTACGTCGCTGATTCTGCCCGGCGCTGCCAACATCACCACGGCGGCCGGTGACTGCGCCATCATGCGCTCGGAAGGCTCCGGGAACTGGCGTTGCGTTGGGTTCATGAAGGCGAACGGCAATGCGGTCATTCTGCCGTCTGATGTGGTGCGGCAGTCTGGCGCGCAGATCTATGCGACTACTGGCGGCACGGCTGACGCCATCACGCTGACGGCGACTCCAGCCGTCACCGCCTACACGGCTGGGCTGCACCTCCGGTTCGTCGCCAGTGGCGACAACACTATTGCTGGCGTGACGATCAACGTCAATGGTCTGGGAAACAAGAACGTCACCAAGCGCGGCACCACTGCGCTAGTGGCAGCTGACATCAAGTCCGGTGCAGTAACGTTCGTCGTTTATGACGGCACGCAATTCCAGCTAATCAATCCGGCGGCAGATACTTCCGGAGCGATCAAGACGTTCAAGCGCACGGTCTTCACTTCCAATGGCACTTATACGCCAACCGCTGGCATGGCTTACTGTGACATCCAGATCCAGGCCGGCGGCGGCGGCGGTGCGCAGTCTGGTGTTGGCGCATCAGCTGGATCAGCCGGCGGCAGCGGGGCCTATACACGGGCGCGTTTCACGGCGGCACAGATTGGAGCGAGCCAGAGCATTACTGTAGGCGGCGGGGGAACCGGGGGTATTTCTGGCGGCGCGGCACCAGGCAATGGCGGAAACTCAAGTGTCGGTACGCTGTTGGCTGTAACTGGCGGATCGGCTGGAACAAACTCGGCTACCCCCACTCAAGGCGGCGCAGGCGGCACGGTAACCACCGCTGGTGACTATTCCATTCCTGGACAACGTGGCGGATGGGGTGGAGGCACTACCGCAGGTGGTTCTGGTTCGCCCAATGGTGGCAATTCTCCCTTGGGAGTTGGCTCCGCCTACAACCCGGCCAACGCGAATGCGGCGAATGCCACCGGGTATGGCGCTGGTGGCGCAGGTGCATCTCCGGCAGGTAACAACAACGGCGGATCTGGCACTGGCGGTATCTGTATTGTCGATGAGTATCTGACCCAATAACCAAAACCAGGGAGAAACGCATGAGTGAAATCACTAGCGGCTTGCTTGGCATCAAATATGCCCCGACCTTGGCCGGCATCTTCGGCGCATTGGCGTCCTTGTCGTTTCGGGTCGGTTTTACTTATCCGCAATGCTTTTTCGCCATCTGCACGGGGATCGCTTGCGCAAACTACTTGACCCCGGTCTGTGTCTATTACCTGTCGCTGCCGTCGAGCATCGAACTAGCCTGCGCATTTGTGCTGGGAATCACTGGCACGAATCTAGTGGCCGGCATTGTGCTGATTGCTCGCAAGTTCGAGATTGACCCTATTGGATTCATCAAGAGCCGTGGAGGCAGCCAAGATGATGGAGACAAGAAATGATGCTGCCGCTGATCATCCTTGCAATTGCGCTGTTGGTCTTCTCGTTTACGCGCCTTGTGGAGATGGAGCCGGATAAACGCCACATGGAACGCATCGGGCATATCCTGCAAGCCGGCGGTGCGTCATCTATTCTGCTTGGCGGCCTGGAAACTGGCCTATGGCTGATCATCGGGGGCTGGACGGCATTGGCGTTACCGCACATCGGACATATGCTAGCCAAGGGAAAACGGCATAACAGGGTGTAACAACATCAACTATCAGTAATAAGGGAGGCATCAATGGCACTCACGGCACCCAGCAATATTGTATCCAACTCGACTGCGGCGGCGGCTGGCATCACGGCGCTTGTGCGCGCAGACGGCGCGTTGTTGGTCGCAACCGATCCGACCACGCTGTTCCAAGATCCGTTCGACGGCGGCACCATCGACACGACCAATACCTGGACCACGCAGGTATCTACTGGCACCGTCACGCAATCGGCCGGACAACTCGCCATCTCATCCAGCACGACCGGCAGCGCGTACGCCGCGATCTACAGCAAGCCAACTTTCCCGCCATTGGGCGAGCAAGCGTTCTTCGGAACGGTGCAGTTGGAAGCGACCACCTTCAAGGCAAACCTACTGCGCTTCTGGGGTTTGGCCACGGTTCCTGGTACGCCGACCACCGCCGTACCGATAACGGATGGTATTGGCTTCCAGTTGGATGCCGCTGGTGCGCTGAAGGGCATTGTATATGCTTCTGGCGCAGTCGCCGGTAGCGTAACGCTCAGCACTACCACTTCATCCGGGACAAGTCTTCTAGATGGCGTATTCCACCGCTACGCCTTCATCTACCGCGCGGACTTCGTCATTTTCTACATCGATGATTTCGCGGTTCCGGCTGGTATCCTGTATTACACACAACCTGCTGTACAGGCGCTGCCACTGGCGATGGTCGCTGTCAACGGATCAACGCCGCCGACCGCTGGCCAAGTGTTTAACGTCAACTTGGCTGCGCTGGTTGACTGGGGAAAGAACTCCCAACAGATCAGCGACGGCACCTATCCGTGGCGTAAGATGGGCGTCGATTCCCTAGGGGCTGCCCGCATTCGCAACTATGAGCGGCTGACGGCTACCTATTCGGCCGCCTTCAACGTCGCTCCGGCTGCCTCTGCGACAGACGTTGCCGTTATCGGCGGAAGCGCATCGAAGACCATCAATGTGACCAAGGTCATTATTGGCGGCACGCAGACGACTGCTGGCCTGGTGGACGTGCTATTGATCAAGCGTTCCACGGCTGATACAGGAGGCACTTCCGCAGGCGCAACGGCGGTGCCTTACGATTCGACCGATGCAGCTGCAACAGCCACGGTGCTCGCCTACACCGCGAACCCAACCACAGGTACGACAGTGGGCGCCGTTCGACGCGCCTTCGTGCCGGTCGATGCTACCACCAGCATCATCAATCCGACGACCGTGTTTGACTTCGGCGCCAGTGGCAAGCCGATCAAGTTGCGCGGGACGGCACAACAGCTTGCCGTGAACCTGAACGGCGTAACCGTGACTGGCGGTTCGTTGGATATCAGTTTCGAATGGTATGAGGACGCGAGCTAAGGAGCTGCAATGATCACGCTGGTTGATTACTACATGGGCCGCGACAAGCTCTATCCAGACGAGCTGACGGCGAAGCGGAGACTTAATGCCACGCGGACGGTGGAGCTGGTCAATGCGTTGCTGAAACGCTACCAGGATACTGGTGGCGATGTCTCGCACGCTGTCGTATCCAGCGGCTGGCGCCCTCCGCAGATCAACGCCAAGGTAAGGAATGCCGCGCCAAGGTCCAACCATATGGAGTGCTTGGCCTGCGACATTGCCGACGTATCCGGCAAGCTAGATGCATGGTGCCTGGCAAACCAAAGCGTGTTGCATGAGCTTGGGCTTTGGCTGGAGCATCCGGGATACACCAAGGGCTGGTGCCATGTTCAAACCGTTCCGCCGCGCTCCGGAAATCGCGTCTTTATCCCCTAGGAGAACCGCATGAAACGACTGCTCGCCTGTCTCGCACTGGTGCTGATCACCGCGTGTTCGATGATCCAACCAAAGTCGCTCGACCAGACGCTAGCCTATGGTGTCACGGCCACGGCAACGGTTCTGAATACCACCTCCAACCTGTACGAACGCCACCGGATCAGCAAGGAGGAGGCCAGCAGCATTCTTGCCACCTCTGAGCAGATCAAGATGATGATCGACTCGGCACATGCCGCTGCAAAGGCCGGCAAGAGCGCTGACGCCAATACCCAGGCACAGGCGGCACTTTCCATGCTCCAGCAGCTCGAAACCTATCTGAAGACCAAGGAGGCCGCCCAATGAGCGCCGTCACCATCCTGGAAGGCGTGGAACTCGCCATTGACCTGCTCAACGCCATTACCGATCTGTCCGCCAAGGCATCTGCCGTGAGTGCCATCATCGCCAATGCGCAGAAGGAAGGCCGCGCTACGCTGACCGATGACGAGTGGGGACAGGTCACGTCTGCCTATACCGACGCGCACGACCGGCTGAAGAAGGCCATTGAGGCCTCTGGCAACTGAACAAAAAGAGACCGCCCGGAGGCGGCCAAAGGTGAGTCCCAAGGTATTCAAAAAACTGTCACCGCGCCAGGATTCGAACCTGGGACATCCTGCTTCCAGGGCAGGCACTCTACCAGCTGAGCTACGCGGAGAAACTGTTGTGGGCGGCCGGCTGGCAGTTGCCGGCTTACTCAGGTCGCGGCTTTTACTCCTGAGTCGTTTGTTTGAGGTGCCGGCTTTACGGCATCCTTGTCCGCATCAACATGGCGGCGCATCGCCACTGCGCGTCACCCACACAGAAACCGGCTGGCTTGGTACAAACTGGTTGTGCGGGCTTTCCGTTCAACCGGCTTCTGTGTGGATGCTGGCCCTTCCCCAGCACGTCCCATCTGGCACAGGCCAGTGGCGTAACCTCCTGCTTGGCCAGGAGGATTTCACGACCTTCCCGCAGTCGCTCACGTCCTCGTCACTGCTTTCCCTGTGAGGATCAGGGTTCAAATTACCGCCCATTTACCCGTGGGCGGCGCAGGCAGTGTCTGCGACCTGTCGGGGTACACACAAGACTGGCGACTAGGTGCCGATTCTCACCAATCAGAGCCACCTTAATTGGCTTCGGTCGGGACGATAGCTGGTGGCTTCCGGAACTACCGCCAATCGCCAGACTTGTGGGTAGTGGCCGAACCATCGCATAAGCTTTCGCCAACACTTGGAATCGAACCATGAGCCACTTGTAAGCGACCAAACCCGCCGGGGATGAGTGGGAAGGAATTGGGCCTAGCCGCTTACAGGTGGACCCTCGCGAGAGGGTGAGGCCATGGTGTCACATGGCCGTGTTCGTGTCAACCGAATGTTTCGTCGTCGAAGTGGTCGCCGTAGACGGACCGAACGAATGCGCGCATGCAGGCCTCAAGCGGCGTATCTCCGCTACCTTCGCAGCCGTTGCAAACCGCGTTGAATGTAGCCGATCCATCCGGAGCATCCAACCGCCACCACGCGTCAATATGCTCCTCGATGATGTGTCCGGCCTGATACCACTGCGTAGACGGTGAATAAGGGTGCGGGCCGCCGTCCTCGACGATGCAAACGTCCATGTGCTTGCCGATGCTGGCGGTGAAGCCCTGTGCACGGGCGACGGCTAGATCCAGCATGGAGCCGGAAAAGGTGGCTACTTCTTGGATCATTCTTCCTCCTCCATCTCGCCGCGAGCCATGATCAGCGCCTCGCACTCGACCGCGAACTCCCCGCCGACGGTGCGCACGTCTTCGATGCACGCCTCGCGCTCGGCCACCATCCCCGCGCGGTAAACGAGCATGATCAGACCCACAATGTCGCCGCGCCACTCGTCCGTGCTGCAGAACTTGTCGTCGATGCCACAGCAAGACCGGGTGCGCTTGAACCCCGCCTCCCGCGCCATGCGGATCACGTCGTCTCTCGTCATCATCACTCCTTGTGCAGGCGGCCGGAGTCGAACCGGCGTTACCATCATCAGCGGCGGCAGCACTGGGTAGAGAGGGCCGCTTACGCCCACGTTGATCGTTACTCGTTCCACCACTCCGGGCACTTGCCCGTGATCCACCATTGCTGGGTTTCTTCCCCTAGTTGCTCCCACGGCGGGTGGATTGACGGGTCTTCCTGGCGGGCGATGCAGGCTTCGTAGGCGGCTTTGGCGTGATCTTCGGAGGTCTGGTTATCCATCTCTCACCCCTTCGGAACACACAGCGCACGAACATTGGCAACGAGCTCGCCCACGTTGACGTTGAATTGTCCTTGCGCCGCCTTCGCTGCGAACATGCAAGCCGCTTTGGTGTCAAACTCTTGTATGGCCAGCGCTACTCCGCCCTTGTTGTAGCCAGTGCTATAGACCGTCAGAATTAGAATCCACGCTTTCATCCCTCACCCCTCCCGCCCGGCGCGCTGGGTGGCATCGGCGCGGCGATTCCATTCTTGCACCGCCGCAGCGATCCCGTCATCCGTGCCGGGATGCCTGCGCACTTCCGGTCCGCGCGCATCACACTCCGGACAGTACAGCGCTATCCAACGATGTGTTGAGCCGTCGCATAGGGCAGGCTTGTCGTAGCCGCAAAATGGGCATGGCTTTAGCGGTTCACTCACTCCCCGTCCCCGCCTTCCAACTTTTCGACAGTGATCCGAAACGCCGGCTTGCCATTGTAGGTAACGATGACCGGCTCGCCGTTGTTGATGACATGTTCAGCGACGGCGCCACACGCTGCGCCAGTCACGTCCGTCTGGCTTGCCCAAGTTACGCCGTCCTTACACACCGTTCCGGCATAGATGCGGTTGCTGAGCGGACTAGTTGCGATGTGCAGGTTTTTCATCACTCCCCGTCTTCCTGCCGCTGCGCTGTTTTCGCGTAATGGTCGAAAGGGTCAAAAACCACCCCATCCGTCCGCGTGAGATACACCACCGCCACATGATTCACCTGCGGGTAGCCGGCATCTGTAATACCCGTGACTTCACCAGCTCCGACCGGGCTATCTGCGATGGTGTCGCCGATACTTAGGTAATCAGGATGCATGATCGTCTTCCTGGCGCTGCATGGCGGCGTCTACCATCTCGACGCCACGATCAAGCCCGGCATTGAATGACTCTTCGGTTCTAGCCCTGCCAAACTCCGACTCGTACCGGAACAGGGCCTCGTTAAACTTATACGTCTCAGGGGAATCAATATGCAGCGCGCACCATCGGATTGCCCGCATCCGTCTAGCATCCTTGGCGTCCTGCTCAGGGTGGGGCGTTTGTCCAGCCAGCACGTACTCGAACATTGCCTTGGCTTGGTCCGCCGTGAATAGGTTCGTGCCGGTGGGCCAGTAAGGAGTGTCGTACTCGTGCACGGCCTTGAACGAGATGCCAGCGTCCGGGTAAAAATCCTTCGGCAGCTTCCAGCCAAGGAAGCGATTGACCATCGCGCTGATGTCCACCCCGGCATCCGGCTGCGCGGCGAGGGCTGCGGTCAGGCATTTTGCGAACCGCGAGAAGTTGTCTTCCCAAAGACTAAGCCAACCATCCTGGAAGCCGGCCGCCCGAGCCAGTTCGATGACCTTTTCCGTGCTCAGCTCATCCATTCTTCTTCCCCTTGACGATGGTGTTGGCCACCTGGGTCATGGCCCAGTCGAGTGACTTCGCTTCCATCTCGTCCACCACGGCGTCGATGGACATCACCTCTGCTTCCTCCACGCTGCGGCGACCACCGTTTCGGCCGTACATCAACTTGAAAAGTCGCTGGTTGGACTCCGGCAGCGAGGCCAGGCTCTCCTTCAGCGACGCCCGCGCGAGCTCCTGCAGTTGCTCGTTCATTTCTGCTTCCCCTTCATCGTGATCGGAACGCGGCGAATGGCTCGAGCACGATACATATCGTCGTGGGCAACATAGCCATGAAAGCCAATGCTGAAGCTCTTCACCCATACATGGCCAGGAGACGCGATGGATTTTCTCCCACTCCAGTATCGACCCGGCTGGAATAAGTCCCAGCAATTGGCCATCAGCAATGACAGCTCGCACGGTTCAGGCAGAACCCCACCGACAGATGCCGCCCAAACTACCTGCGTGTCCCAGTCGGCCGCGTCGGCTTCACTTAGCAGCAGGACCAGATGGTGCGTCGGCGTGCCGGCCTTGTCGAGGATCAGTCCGGCGTAGTGTTCGCCTTCGTTCAACGGTGGAATTTCGATTGTGGTCATGGCTCCCCCTTCATCGCGAGGGCGGCGCGGTCCAGCCGTTCGATCTCGGCGAGGATAAGGGCGCCGGCTTTGACGAGATCGCGGCGCGGATTGGTCGGCTTTAGCCAGGAAATGCTCCAGCTACGCGGCCATATCTGCCATAGAGCCTCCGTTCTACAACCGGCGGCAGATAGTGCGTAACATGCTGCCGCAACCGCCAACTGCATGGCAGTATGCGCATCGTCGTGCCTAGCCGTCCAACCTTCTGCTGTCACTTGCCGGTGGCGCTCGTCCAGTACGTCGGTAGCCCCCTGGCTCAACTCCGCATCCTTGGCGTCCTGCTCGGGCTGGGGCGCCTTGCCGGCCCGCAACCGCGCCAGTTCGTCCGCCACGTCCTGCGGCACCGTGTAGGCGCGCTGGTTGATGACGACGGTAGCGGACTCGAATACAGGCCGCGCGAGCCTGCTGTATGGGTTCGGGTTGATCAGCATGCTCACACCCACCCGAACGGCGCACACATTGCCGGCGTCTTGCATTCTTCCAGGGACCCCTTGCAGATCATGACGCTCATTTCTGCTTCCCCTTCATCGCGAAGTCGTTGCGCTGCTGCTCCCGGATATTCGCGATGTGCAGCACGTCCCAAAGGCATTCGGAATGTTCGACAAGCTCCCGTGCCACCTTCGTGCCATCACGTGTGTCGTAGGTGGCAGTCAGCGGGTTGTAGAACACCCATGAATTTTGCGTGTGCTCAGAGGCCATTCTGCTTCCCCTTCATCGCGAGGGCGGCGCGGGCTTGCCATGCAGCCCACAAAGAGGCCGCACCGGGAGCGTCATAGCTAGGCTCGCCGATCCCATCGCACGGCGTCACTTTCCACAATTCGCGCTTGGTTTTGCGCGCCCATTCCTCGAACGCCTCGCGCTCATCCCCCACGCCGACCGGCTGCGAGGGCGGGGCGGTGTAGAATTCGGTGCCGGTAGGAAGGCTCGTCCAATGCGTGTGCCAGTGAAGAATTGGGCCATACTCATCCACGCCATCTAGTTTGCACACCGGCTCCTGCGCGTTCGTAACCGAGTCGCACCATGCTCGCTTAGCCGCCAGATCATGCTGGCACACACGGCAGAAATTCGGTCCGCCGCAGCGCGTCTTGAATCCATCCGGTCGCGGATTGACGTGCCCATGGCCGACGTTCTGGTACTGAACGCCATTAAGGTTTTCGTACAGCTCTTGTTGGAATTCCGCAGCTTCTTCTAAGGTTGGCAGAGTATCAGCAATTGGCTCCACCCCCGGCCGCCGTTGCTTCGTCTCGCGCCAGTGGGGTCCGGGCTGACCGATACCAGCACACCTCCAATGCCCGCCGGCCGCGACCCAAGTTTCGTCGAAGCAGTACGGCTCGGACTCGAATTCGTATTTCTTCCCCTCCGCGTCCGTCGCCGCCCATTCCACCCATTCCGGTGCCTGCGACCAGTCGTAGAGGGGTTGTGGTTGGGTGGGCTGCGCAGGCTGCACAGGCGGTTGTGGGGCGACGGAGAGCATGGCTTCACGACACGCGTCCCAACCCATTACCCAACAACCGACCTCATCCCATGAAAAGCTCTTCGGCGCTTTCTCATGCGCGTCCGGCGAACCTAGCATTTTCGGCGGCACCGCTACCGGGCCACCCTGCACGCTGGCGGGGATGGTTGCCAGGATGGCGTCGATGTCGATTTCTTCGAACTGGACCTCACCGTCGTTGTAGTCGTAACGCTTCCAGTACCCTGCTCGCTTGGTTGCCTCAGACGCTGCCTCCGCGATCATCCGATCCCGCTCGCTCGGCGTGGCCAGGGGCATGGCGTCCGCTACCGCGAGCGCCACGCTGTACGGATCATGCGACTGCTGGACGGCGAGGCGCAGGGCCTCGACCAGGGCTTGGGGTGGGGTGCGGGTCATGCTGCCTTCTCCTTGAACTCGACGTATGCCGTGCAGCTTTCCTTGGCTACTGGCGGTTTGAAATTGGGAGACTTGCTGTAGTCCGCCGGCAGCGCGGGCCAGTGATCAGGCTCCCGGTAGCATGCGCACTGCTCGCGGATCGGGCAGCGGCTGCCTTCGCAGGTTGGGGTGTCCTTGCTCATGGCAGGAATCCTTTGTTCTTCAGCCGCAGCGCCTTGGTCTTGAGCCGGAACAGCTCGAAGGTTGCCGGCTTCATGCCGCGCTCGCCGTTCTCCCACTTGCGCCAGGTGCGATCCTTCACCCCGACGATGGCGCCGGCTCCAAGTTGCGTCAGCCCCGCATCCATGCGCAGCTGTTTGATCTCGGATGGGTCGGCGGTCTTCACTCGGAGCCCTTCACCTTGGCGATAACCTCGTCGATCTGCTCCTCAGTGATCGGAACGTCATTTCTTGCGCGGTCGCGGATGCCTTCCAGCGCCGCCAGCAGCTCGTCGCGCTGCTCTTCAAGCCGCTGCCGAACCGGATGGCGCTCGATGGTGTCAGCGCTCGGGTCGATGCATTCGTTTGAAGGATCGCAGACTACGACCATTCCATAGACGACACGGGAAATAGAGCCGTGTGCGAGCAGTTCTTGAAGATCTTCAATCAACCGCGCGTATTGCTCACAGTCGTTGGTGTCGAGGCATTCGATCTCTTCGCCGTTGGTAAACAATGCCGGGAAATGGCCTATCTCGATGTCTTCAAGCACGCTAGCGAGCTTCATCGCCATATTCAGATCGGCCTCTGAGGCCTTCGCCATTTTCATTTCTACCCCCTCCCTTGCTGTATCAGTGATGCGCCCTGTCACGCGGCAACCTCAGAATTGACCGGGTACATCGCCCCGATATCCAGCGCATCCCCACAGAACACTTTACGGAACATTTCCTTTTGCGCGTCCCTGGCGGCGTCCCAGGCAGCGTCCCTGGCGGCCCAGGCGGCGGCACTGGCGGCGTCCAAGGCGGCGGCACTGGCGGCGTCCAAGGCAGCGGCCCTGGCGGCCCAGGCGGCGGCACTGGCGGCGGCACTGGCGGCGTCCCAGGCAGCGTCCCAGGCAGCGGCCCAGGCAGCGGCCCAGGCGGCGTCCCTGGCGGCGTCCCTGGCGGCGTCCCTGGCGTCCCAGGC